ATTTACAAAAGAAAAGAATCTCACGAACAAAGTTGTCTTTGCCGAGAGACTCTACATCTTTATTTAGTTCTATACTCGAACCATAGTACTCCATCCAATCAGAGTCTATTTTGCTACGGATCTTTTTGCGCTTCTTAGTTCCGTTTTTCTGCTTCACCATTTTGTATGTAGTCTTGGCAAACTTAGATAACTTCTTACCAATATACATACGATTGCTGGCTTTGTTCGTAATTAAATAAACAAAGCCAACACAATCATCAGGTAGTTCTTCAATAATTTCGTTATTATAAAGCCACATTAGAATAATCAGTAGTATAAACTACTATTTATTCTTCCTCTTCGTAGTCGTCTTCTTCGTAGATATCAGCAGAGCACACAGGGCAGTAAACGATATCTTCCAATCGTTCTTCTGACTTGAGGATAATTTTACCTCTTGCCTGACATTCAGTACATTCAAACATCTTCGTTGTCATTGTTTAATCTCGGCTAGTTTTAGTTTTTGTAGTGCTTTGAACCACATCCATCCAATATCAAATTCAAACCATCGTCTGCTTAATTTAGGGTTTGCTGGTTCAGCGTGGTGATTGTTGTGTAATTCTTCACCACCAATAATGATACCAAATATTGATATGTTCTTTGAACGATCTTTGGTGTCAGTGTTTCGATAACCAAACCAATGACCAACACCATTGACTATACCTGCTGCCCAAAATGGAATCCATATCATTTGAATACCCCATAGAAGCAGACCAATCCAACCAAACAAAATAATATTGATGGCCAACATAATCATGATACCTGCTCTGCTATGTTTAGAGTAGATATTATTTTCCATCCAATCATCTGGAGTTCCAACTCCGTATTGAGCAATCATCTCTTTATTTTTACTGGCTTCATGGTAAAGAAATGCTCCACCAAATACAACTCTCCAAATACCATATACATGAGGTGTATGCGGATCACCTTCTTTATCAGAGTTCTGATGATGTTTACGATGAATTGCTACCCACTGTTTAGTTACCATACCAGTAGTGAGCCACAACCAGAAACGCATAAAGTGCGCAACTGCTGGATGAAATATTAGTCCTCTGTGTGTCTGTCCTCTATGAAGATATAGAGTGACGCACACAATGGTAATGTGCGTCATAATCAACAGATAGATTAACTCTATCACGCTGCTTTGCCCCAAACATCACCCCAGTTGCCAGATAGAGCACCTTTAGCGTAATCAGTGACACGATTCTCAAAGAAATTACCATGTACTGGTGCATTGATCATTTCTTCAACCCATGGTAGTGGATTCTTTTTAACTTTAAAGATACCTTTCATACCAAGAGAGATTAGACGACGATCTGCAATGTAACGAATATATTTCTTAACATCTTCTGCAGATAGTTCACGCATGTCTGCACCTTTATAGCAAAGATCAATAAACTTATCTTCTAACTCTACCATCTTCTCAGCGATAGTGTAGATTTTACCTTTCAATTCATCATTCCAAATCTCAGGATTCTCTTTGATATACTCACGGAACAACTTAATCATTGACTCAGCATGGATTGTTTCATCAGCAATAGACCAAGTAACAATTTGACCCATACCTTTCATCATGCCGTGACGAGGAAAATTAAGCAACATGATAAAAGAACTAAACAACTGCATACCTTCAGTAAAAGCAGAGAACACAGCAATGTGCTCAGCAGTACTAGCGATAGTACCATTGCGACTAGACAGGTCAAGTACATAGTCATGTTTATCTTTCATCTCTTGGTATTCAAGAAACTCATTGTATGTAGATTCTGGCATTCCAAGAGTTTCAATCAAGTGCGAATATGCAGCAATGTGTAATGCTTCACGAGCAGCAAAACCCATCAACATCATTCTTACTTCAGGTTGTGGAAAGTAAGGTAGATAGTTATTAACATAACCACCAGCCACATCGATGTCACCCTGTGTAAAGAATCTAAAGATGTTCGTGAGGAATAGTTTTTCCTCAGCAGTTAGTTTCTTTTTCCAGTCTTTAACATCTTCTGCCATTGGTACTTCTGAATGCAACCAATGTGCTTGCTCATGTTTTAACCAAGCATCATATGCCCATGGATAGTTGAATGGTTTAAAGGAATCTCTTGTATCCGTTAATCTTGTTTTTGTTTTAGTTATCATTCGTTCATTCTCCATTTATTTTCTGGTAATCCGTAATCCCATTTTGGATCCATTTCAACATTCCATCTAGTAGTGGCAACATTGAAATCTGGTATTTTCATTTCTTTAGGATTAGATGCTGGTTCCAATATAACAATACGATTATTTGGTTGTGCAGCAAATTGTCCATTATCACATTTTATAAAGTTAAAGGATTTATGATCCTCAACATCTTCACTGTGTCCACAATCAAGGATGTTAAAATCTGGATGAGAGGAATCAACAGTAAAAAGATATTCACCTTCTAACCATGAACCATCTTTCATCTTAATTTTACATCTCATGTTTGCTATCATTGCTTTTTTAATCACAGTGATATCATACGACATGCTGTTCCATAATTGTAGAAAATCTAATGGGTATGGATCACCCTCAATAGGTTTCCAGCAATAAGCATGAAGTGGTAGTTTATCAAACAAAGCACCATATTGATTAAGATAAGATTCAATTCTGAATGCTTGACTTCTTTGAGACTTGATTGTTATCCACCAACAAGGTTCAAGTTCTCCATGACCTTTCTCAAAGTCATAGAGAAACTCTTTGCGAACAAAACACTTAACAGGTGGAAGGTTAGCAACGATATGTGCCATTTAGCCCTCGCAAGCCAAACATTCGTTGCCTTCAGCCAAATCATGAAGATTGATTTCTTTAATAATCTCTCGTTCAATTCTCTTTGACACTTTATCTGCTTTGGCGATCTTATCACTACGGCAGTAGTACATAGTTTTCAATCCAGACTTCCATGCTTGGAAATGAACAGCATGAATATATTTGATATGACTATCTGGTCTAAAGAATACATTTAACGATTGTGCTTGATCGATATATTGTTGCCTGTCGGAAGCGTGTTGAATGACCCAACGCTGGTCGATTTCCATAGAAGTTTTGAAAACATCTTTTGACCAGTCGTCCATCCAATCCAAGTGCTGAACTGAACCATCATTCGCAATAATCGAACTCCATATTTCTTGCGCATCTGCTTTAGGGTTTGAGATAACATAATCAGTGACGACCTTATCAAGATACTTATTTTTATTTAAGTGAGAACCCGATAGAGTGTCTTGGCGATAAGCATTGGCACGATAAGGTTCAATACTAGGACTAGTGTTGCCCATAAGAATGGAAGAAGAAGCATTGGGAGCAATAGCCATAAGATGACTAAACCTATTCCCAGTACCCACTGCATCAGGTGCTTCACCTCTCTCCAATCCCAATTCTTTATTAGCGACATCTAATTTCTCTCTTATATTTTTAAAGATGTTTTTGTTTCTACCAACTGCCAATGATGATTCCCAAGGAAGATTATTCTTCTGTAGGTATGCATGCCATCCTAACGCACCAATACCAATACTTCTTTCACGAATTGCTGAGTATTTTGCACGCTTAATTGAAAGTGGAGCATGATCAATAAAATACTGCAGAACATTGTCAAGCATTTCAGCAATGTCACGAAGGAATTGTGTATCGTCTTTCCAATCATCATAATACTCTAAGTTTAGTGATGACAAACAACATACTGCTGTTCGTTTCTCATTTGTTGGTAGAATAATTTCAGAGCAAAGATTTGATTGATTGATCCTTAGTCCAAGATCTTTCAAGTGTTGTGGCATCTGACGATTTGATTCATCAATGAAGTGCAGGTATGGTTCACCAGTCATCATACGCATCTCAAGGATTCGTTGCCATAATTCTTTTGCTGAAACAGTTTCACGAATCTCATTAGAAGCAGGATCGACTAATTTCCAAGAGTCGTCAAACTCTGGATCAATCATACTTTGTTCAATGATTTCCATGAACGCATCTGGAATGTTAATCCCGTGATGCATATTCAGAGTACGCATATTTTGATCGCCTGTCGGCTTGCGCATCTCTAAGAAATTAATAATATCTGGATGGCTGATATCGAGATAAGCAGCATAACTGCCACGACGAGTGCGACCTTGGCGATATGCCAAACTTGACGCATCGTACATTTTAAGGTGAGGCATAACACCAGTGCTCTTGTCATCCGCAGAACGAATACCAAAACCAATCCCCACACCGCCACCAAGCATAGAAAGCCAATTAGTTTCACTAAGATTATCAACTAAACCCTCCGCTGTATCTTCAATATAATTAAGAAAACATGATATAGGCAAGCCACGCTTGCTACGACCAAAAGAAAGAATGGGAGTAGAATAAGAGAGCCAATGCTTACTGCTGTATTCATATAATCTTTGTGCATGTTCTGGATTACTCCCAAATTTACTAGAAACAAAAGCAAACCTTTCTTGTGGGCTCACCTCATCATCTTTCATGTAACTTTCTTTTAATCTAATTCTACCTAATTCGTCAAACAAACTATCTCGGTTGTAGTCAACCTTTATGCCATGCACAATTTCCATTTATTGCCCCAATATTATTATAGTTTTACTAATTCATTTGCTAGAGGAAATACCTCAGCAATAACCTTTGCGCATTGTCGTGCGACTTCTTGATGTTCCTTTTGTGTACCATTTGCAGATCGGAGTTCGATAAAATGAATCCAGCTACGCAATGTACCATTCATGTATAAACGAGAAACAGTTAGTCCTTCTGGGAGTACTGCTCTTGCTTGCTCTTTGGCAATACCATTTTCTATTGCCCAAGCATACGCTTCTTCAGCTTCTTTAATAACTCGCTTCTGTCTTTCTTCCCACCAAGCAGCCAATGCTAGATTTGTATTCTCAACACTATTTTGACGATTCTTCGTATCTTGAAGTCGGGCTTCCCTAAGAACGAATGATAAGTCTTTTGTTGGATCAGCATATCGCTGACTGAATTCTTGGAATGAGAAAGAACGATGACGCAAGATTTGTCTTGCTATGTCACGAGTAGTTTCGATTTCCAAACACGCACTGACCATTTCTAGTGGTGACCAATGCTGATGTTTGATTAAATACTTAATTAACTTCTCTGATGTATCTGTGTTGAACTGGTTGCTTGGATTGCTAACTCGTGCACAAAAGGCAACTAACTCTTGCACATCTACTAAACCCTCTCGAAACATTTCCTCTGAAGGTTTACTATAACTCACCATCTTAACATTCATATTTTCTTCCATGTACTAAATTTCAACTTTGCTTCTATACCTGTGAAGGTATTGGTATTTATGACATTGGCAATTTCATCGGCATCCATTCCGCCATGTAAAATCATCTCATTCACATCTTTCTGTTCTATGTGTTCTGGGAACATACAAACAGAATAACCTAGATTGATATACTTCTCTAACTGTTTGACAATGTCTTTATTTCTAGGTTCATTGTCCATTACAATCGTTGCGTTAGCAAGTATGCTCCTAATAGTAGGGGTATCAAAACTTGCTCCTGAAACAGCCACTGCATTCGGTAGAAAAAGCGAGTCAATTGGTCCTTCCACAACAAGTATTCGTTTAGCATAATCAATCCTTTCAAGTCCATAAATCTTTTCCTGAGTCTCATCCACCTTGATGGTATAATACTTAGGCTCTTCATTTCCATACGCTCTAGCCTGATAAGCAAAACACTTACCAGCATTAGTAAAGAATGGAATAATCATCCTTGGGTGCTCGTCTTGTATTGGCTCTTGAAATTTGGCAGTCACTGAGTTAGTGTATGCCTTAAACTTTGGAGCAAAGTACAAAAGACTCCACTTGTCCTTCGGAATCTTTCTTTTAACTACATACTGGACAGCAGGATGTGTCAGTGGTAGTTTATCTAGTCTTGAGAGAGACGAAAGAATATCATCTTCCAGTAAGTCTTCTGGCTCTGTCTCAAGAACTACTTGTGTGTCAGCAATGTCTTTGTGGTCATTGTATCGTGTTGCACCAGACTTATATCGTTCAAGCACATACTCATCATACAACTTTGTATCTACATACTTGATTAGGTTGCCGATGTTTGTACCATAACCACAGTTGTGACACTTTACAAATAGATCTGCCTTTGCACGATAGATGTAACCACGTGCCTTTAATTTATTGGATGTGCTATCCCCACAAACTGGACATGAATAGTTCCAGAGATAGTCTTTCTTTTGTTTGAAGTTTCGCAAGCGACTGCCCAGTATTTGGGCATACTTTGCATCAATGTATAACATTACAAATCTCCACTAGTAGAGTACAATTATACCCCACTTATCATTACAAAGCAAGTTTTATTTTAAATACTTAACAATCTCGTTGATGTGTCCGAGAACAAAACCTGCAACTGCTGCACCACCGATTACATACCATTTCCATTGCTCAAGTGCTGCAACTCTACCATTCATTTTTTCTAAATCATCAACGACATCTTTTTTGATTTCAGCATGTTGATCTTGAGAGATTTGAGCATTGGCTTGCATCTTATGCTCAATGCGAGTTTGCATATCGTCAATCTTATCAACGATCTCTCTATTGGATGTGGTGATACGAGAGTGTACTTCTTTAAGATCAGATTTCAACTCTTTGACATCCTCTTTAATAGTTTCTACTTGTGCTTCCAATTTAGCGAGTCTTTCTGGTGATTCCATTTATTTTACGCTCTCAAAAATGTCTTTTTGTGTTTTGTACCATTCAACCCAAGTATCTACTTTAATTTTACATGCATGATATTGACCGTAATTGTCCACCACAACTTTTAGCACTTCACTTAACTTTTCAGTAGGTTCAGTTTTCTTTAAGTCAGGACATGCTTCCACAAGTTCAGTTGGAACTGCTGGAAAAGTTCTTTTAACTGGAACTGGCTTTTGGAACATAGCACAGCCAGTTAGTGATAATACTACCACAGCGATTAAGAGATTTTTCATTTCTTAACTCCTGCTGCAGCATCATTTAAAATATCAATTGTATCAGCAGTTATCTTACACTGTGAATCAATCTTTACTTCAACTGTCTTAATCTTTTCTTGTACGACTATTTGTTTTTCTTTTACAACTTTAACTCTATCAACATATACTGTTTGTATTTGAGTATTTGCTTCTTTAGACTTTTGTTCAGAGATTGCGACTTTAGATTCTAGTTCGGCAACCTTTGCTCTCCAATCCATCTCAACAGAGTATCCACCCTTAAAGTAAACACCTGCAACTAAAAGCACAATACTTACCACTTGTATTAGTAAGTGATAAGGTGCAATGGCTGGAAGCCAACGAACTACATAACCAAAGAAAAAGGATGCAGCGAATCCAACAATACCAGTAATTAAGATAGTGTTAATTATCCATGCTAAGAATGCATCAGGAATAAACGCTAACATCCACATCATTAAACTCCTACTGGTTTCGGACGACGAATCATTCCTGCGATAGTAGATGCTTGACCAGCTTTGTACTTCTTAATTTCTTTTGGACCAATCTTTGGTTGATCTGTAGAGACAGCTGCACCAGTAACATTGGCAATACCGTCTTCTTCAAGAAACTTCTTAACGATAATCTCTTCTTCAACGAGCGACACTCGATTATCCAATAGATTCATGATGTTGTCAAACTTTTCTTGTAGCATTGCAGTTGAACGATTACCTGACTCGTAATGTTCCTTCACTAACCATAGTGCTGCAACCAGTGATTTCATTTTATTCTCACCACCTGGAAGTCTATTGATAATCTTCTTAACATTGAAGACTAAACGATTAAGGTAAGTATAAGCATTACGCTCTGTTGATGTCTGCAAAGTATTTGCTTTGCGAATGTTCTTACCATTCTTATCAATAATACCTAGTTTGAATGCGTCTGTGTTCTCAAAGTTAGTAACTAACATTTTAAGAATTCGATATGCAATTAAATTGTCAACGATGCGACTCATTAAATTTTCCTAAGTGTTGAAATAATTATTTCATCTAAAACGATATCAGACAAAACAATATTAAATTCGGGGATCGCTTCTGGCATTCGGTCAAGGTACACTAAAAATGTAATTAACGTATCCCAGCACGATTCATCTATCTTATAGAACAGCATACGAGTTGCTGATTCACCAAAAATATTATAAAGAACAATAATATGGTTAAGAATTAGTCTTTCTCTGAGTTCGCCATTGTTCTTATACCTAGACAATAATTTCTTTAGGTACAAAAACTTCTTTATGTCTTCCTCAAATTCTTGCATACTATGACATTGCGGATTGTCATAGTGGTGCATTGCATAGACTAAAAAATTACCTTCATTTAGTTTTTCGAGCATTATCAGTGTTCATAGTTAATAATTTTTCACACATTGCCAGAGCACCACCTAAATGATGTATTTCTGCTTCACACTGTGCAGTATTGTTACGTAACTGCTGAAGAAGTTCTATCTTCTTCGCTTGTTCTGCTTTTAATAACTCGATCTCACTATTAATAGTATCTACTTCCAACATCAGTCACTCCATTGTAAAGGAGAGGGAGAACAACTCTCCCTCTTACATCATGTATTTATTAACTATCTCTAAACTGAACATCGTCAGCTTGGTCACCAGTCATTGAACCCATGGCAACTAATGTTTCATACTGAACACGACCAGCACGACCGCCAGTACCAACAGTACGCTTAACCCAA